TGTTTTATTTAAAAGTATTTGTAATCTTTTTACTTCTGAAAACATTTTAGAAAATGCCCACGCAAATGGTCCTAAAACAACAGTTATAATAATGTTCCACATCATCATAGGGTCAAGATTCATACCACTCGCCTTTTCTCATCATTTGTGATAATCGTATAGCTCTTTGCCCTACTTGATTTGCCCATTTTGAATCTAACATTTGATTGGCTGCCTCCTCAAAATTTTCATCTTGAATGGCAGCAAATGTTTTAACCCAAGTATTAGCATTAAATCTACTAATACCCATATTAAATACCATATCTAAAATTACAGCTTGTCTTGGCTCATTTAACTTTTCAAGAAATGACCAATGCTCTACTTCTTGAAGAATTCTATTTAAATCATTTTCTAATAATAATTTTGCTTCTTCTTCTGTAATACCTATATCTTCAATATTGCGCCCAACTCCAATCGTAAGCTTGTCGGCTGTGCATTTATACGGCTTTAATTTTAAGCCTTCGTGTAATATTAACATATCTAATAATTTTTCTCTGCTCATATTTAATCCTATAATTTTTTAGTATCTACTTTTTTAATTTTATCTAGACTACGCAAACCACCAATACCCAACATACCTAATAATAAAGGCATCATAACACTCATATCAGCTTGTGGAATAGTTATACCAAATCCAGCACAAATTGGCGAAATCATAAAATTAATTCCTAGCGATATTGCACAAATCCAACCGACAAGAGGTCTCCACGAGGATTGAAACCAATTACCTTTAGCTTCCTCTGTATTAAGTTTAATTTGAGCCAATGCTAACTCTTGTGCGTGTTTTTCTGCCATTGTTGATAAATCGTGTGCTAATTGAGCTTGTTTATCTTTATCTCTAACAAACTTGCCAATAAGTTTGGTTGCTGGTCCTATTAATGCGGTTATAGCCATAATATCTCCTAATCTGCACTAAATGTTCCTAGACTGCTCCATAGCGAACCAGGAACGGTTGTGCCATTTTGTTTACCTAATTGTGCCATAGATTGATTAACATTAGTAAAAGCTCCTTGCCCCCACGAAGATACATCCCATTGAGCATTATCCCAGGCAGAGCCTTGTTCTCTAGTATACTGCAACATTCTTTCAGAAAATGTGCCTGTTGTTATACCAGCTTCTTCAAAGGTCTTAATCCAATCTTCATTATATGTGCCATTTGTATCTGACGCATCTCTGCAACTTTTTTGTCTTAATGATTGCTGGCTCAAGGTGTAAATGTCCCCATACTAGAAAAGTTATAATCATCTTGGTCAGTAGCAAAAGCTTGTAAAGCTAAATTAATATCTGTATATGAAGTGCTTAATTCGCCATTTATATAAGCTAATAATCTTTCATTAAAAGTTCCAGCTGGTATAGAACGAGCAGTAAATAAAGCTAACCAATCCTCATTTACCATACCAGTTGTAGAAGTAACAGTTCTAATAGATATTTGTCTTGCTTCTGAATTTGTAGCCATTATTTATCCTTTCTAGGTCTACCTCTTTTGCTTTTTCTTTTAAATAAGCCTTTTATTTTATCTAATATACGCTTTAACATCATAGTCATCACTCCAGTTTTGAATAGGTGCTACAGTTTTAACACTACCATCACTATTGTATTCCCATTCATATAGTTTTTTAAAAGCCGTCATATTTTTAGCATCATCTATTGCTTTTTCTATATTAGCACAATCGGTTCTAATGGCTGCCACATAAGTTTTAACTGCATCTGGTATAGATTTACTACTATCATAGATAGACCTCTCCACAAGCCAATTAAAACGATTTATAGAGCTATTTGCTTGTTGTTTAGCTAAATTTTTAGCTAATGTTTTTAAGCCATAGTTATAAGTCTTATTACCTTTTTCATCTAGTATATTTTTACCATCTTCATCTTTAGCTTCTGAATCATCTAATGCTTTATCTGTCGTCGTATATGTAGTAGTTACTTTTTTTCCAGAACTACTAAAGGTATATTTTGGTTGACTTGTTATTTCAAATTTATCATCACCTTTAGTACCATCTTCTACTGTATAAATACCTATTTTATTTAATTCAGTCCAAGACCAAGATGTAAATATTCTCCTTGAATGGGTAATATTATCTATTACCATTGTTTTAGGAAATCTTATAATCTCCTCTATTTTATTATCTTTTATATAAGCCCACATATTATTTCACCTCCTAAAGTTATCTAGCATTACTATACTTTCCAGGAGTATCGCCCCACGCTCCATAGATATAAGTATGTCCAGTTTCTTCTAAATTAGTATTATTATCCCAAAACTTAAAACCATTACTATATATATCAATATAATAATTATTACCATAAGCAGCAGCAGTATCAAACCACCCACCATTCATAGTAGTAGCATTATAGTTTTGACTTGCAGTAGTCCAATGAGCCCAACCATAAGTAGTAGATGCTTCATCTATTTTTTTAACAAATAAAAATTTTGGTCTAAAGCCAGTATTGATAAATGAACCACTTGCTGTACTTGAGCCATGATATTTTCCAAACTTACTAAAACCTGCTACAGAGTGCCAACAATATGCTACATAATTTGTTCCATTTACAGCATAGCCATCTGTATAGTTATTACTAAAAACAGTTGCTGTAGGAGCTGACATACTTCCATTACCAGACTTATCTACTTCTCCAGCAGTAGTATTCATCTCCATCATATAATTAAAACTGGTACACCCTACATGACTGACTGCCCATCTTTCAGCTACATTTAATCCTTTTCGTATTATAAAATCAGGAGCTTGTGATAATCCATGTCCTACTGTTCTATTACCACTACTTGTTAAATCTCCAGTATAAGTAACTATACTAAAACCTGCATCTTGATTTGCTTGTACTGTACTTGTAATATCTCCTTCTGAATTACTGCTAGTTGTCCCTCCATTAGCTCTCCAACCATACCCAACATATGTATCACTAGTATTATTTGAACCACCTGAAGTTCCTACAGTAAAACCAGTTGATGTAAAAGCATTTAAAACTCCTGCTTCTGTATGAGTTACAGCACTACCATTAGTTTGTAAAGTTTTTGTTACTCCTCTTGTGCTATCTATCCAATACCAATTATTAGATGCACCTGTTTCTTTTATTACTACTAAATCAGGAGCCATATCTAAAGATATAGCTGTATCATTTGTGCCATTACCAGTCCAAGTAGCTGCATTAAAATGTTTACCACCTACATAATCATCATTAGTTTGTGCTGGGTCTATATCATCTGATAAGGGTAAGTTAGCTGAACATAAAGCTAAAAATCCTGTTGGTGGTGCGTATTGAAAATCACCATATCCATTACCATCTGCATTACCTCCTGCACTTATTCTTCCTGCAAATGTAGAATCTTGTCCAAAATTCTGTGGGTAATCTTCACTATTACCAGTATTCCAAGAACAAGTTATAGGAACCCAAGTTGAACTAGGTATACTTGTCCATTTAGGATTTGTCCCAGATGCTGGATTACCTGAATTATCCCAACTTCCATTTTTACCTATATATAATTTTCCATTATCTGCATCAAAAGCCATCTGCCATTTATCACCCGAAGAACCAGCAGAAAGACTTGATAAATCTCCATTAGAACCATTATGATACCATTTAGCATAAGTTCCTGTATTTGTGTAAGAAGCATAGGCAGTTCCAAAAGATGAATTAGATTGTCCTGGATAATCGCTACATTGATTACTTACAAATTTTCCACTATCCATATCATATATACCTTGAGGAAAACCATTACCACTAACATCATTATGTTGATATGCTTCCCAATACCATTTACCAGTTTTCATACCCATAGTTCCTGCTGTTGTTCGCCAAGCATTAGCAGTATGTGTAAAAAATAAATTACCTTCACTAAATGTACCTGAATTAACTTGTGTTAAAGGGTTTAAAGTACAAAAATTTGCATTACCTGCCATATTAACTTCCTGTTCCGTTGGTGGGACTATCTTCTACTTGATGGTCTACTCCCATACTTGTAGTTAAATCATTGTTATTTCCAGAGCTATCATTCCCAAGATTACTTGCATTTTCAAATTTAAGATAGAATCCAGCACTACCGTAGCTTCCTGTATATTCTTTAGGAATCCACACACCATTTTTAAATTCGCCAAAATCATCTTGGTCTTTATTAATATCATATAAAGCGTGGTATTCTGCCATATAACCATCAAAATAATTACTACCACTTCTTCCTACATAAAAATTTGTGCTAGGATAAAAAGGTGTATGAAAAGTTCCACTACCAGATACATTAACTGTTTGTGCTACTCCATTAACCCATAAATAAGATGTATCTAAACTTTGCACATTCCATACAATATGATACCATCCAGAATCTCTATACCTAGCAGTAGTTTCGTGAGTTTTATGAGTATCAGTTACTAAATTATCATCACTATCAAAACGACCTTGATTCCAACCACCACTATTACCCCAAAAATATCCTTTGGATACATCACTTATAACTCCTCTTTTTATCCAACAGCTAATGGTAAATTCTGTTCCTGTACTTGTACCACTACCATTATCTCTGTATAAATAATCATTATTTGCAGTATCAAATCTGCAAGAATTTTCTATTTGATAGCTATAAAATTCACCAGCACTAGCTACTGGTATTGCATTTTCATTTTGGAGTATACCCATTAAGCAAATACTGCCGAGTTAGTTAAGTACGCATTTGTACCATCTGATAGATAGGATATTAAATATGTACCAGCACTTGATACTGTAGAAGCTATATTTGCATCGCCTTTACTATTTGCGTGTAATGATACAGTATGTCCACCACTATTAATTAATAGTATGTAGCCAGATTGTCCATCAGCAAAATTAGTAAATGTCAAGGCAAAGTTACCACTAGGAGTACATTTAAAATTATTATTTGCGTTCATATCAAAACTACCATCATTATCTACTGTCAAAGCATTTCTATTTACACCAGTAAATGCGTTAGTAGTTGCTAACTGTGGTACTGTAGAATCTATTGAAACTGTTACTGTATCCGTAGAACCAGCTACTGTATCTATACCTGTACCTCCAGCTATATCTACTGTATTGCCATCATTAATAGTTTGATTAGAACCACTATCTCCAGATAATGTCCAAGAACTCATAGAACCAGCTGATGTACCTAATTGTGATAACATTTGAAAAGATGTTCCATCATAAATTACAGATACGATTGCATTTTGTTCTATATCGCCAGCTGCAATATCTTGGTCATTTTTCTTTTTTATATTCTTTGCACCAAGTGCATTTACATTTAAGGTAGAAGCA